AAGTCTCTTTAAATTTGTAAGTTTACCGATTGATTCTGGTAACAATTTTAAGTTTTTTTTACTCAATTTAAGAACTTCAATATCTAATCTATTGATACCGAGTGCCCTGAGAGAATTGGGGACGTTACTGTTACTGTTACTGTTACTGTTACTACTCATATACCTTTACCTGATATTATTTCTATTAGTACGTCTACTCTGAGCAGAGTTACCCGTTTTTTGCTTTTTAGTAGGTGGTTTGTTATTTTTTTTATTGGTAGGTGGTGGTTTTACAAACTTGACAAAATTTAAGTTTCTTCTAAATAATGGTTGTCGTGTAAATGGATTTGAAACGATTTTTGTGTTTGGACTAAGATAGTATAAAGTGATAATATTAGTGATATTAGTAGATGGGTTTTTCTCTTTTATCCATTTTAGAAGTGAATTTTCAGTTAAGTACCTATTGTATCCGAGGTTTAAGGCATTATTACCGACACTGAAATTATACCCAGATATAGGATCGTTACGGTTAGTGTTTAGGGGTACGTTTTTTCTTGGAATTATAAATTTAGTACTTGAATTCTTCATAATACGTAAACCGTTACGATAAAGACTACCGTTTATATATGTAAGGTTTGGGTTATTTTGCAAATTAAGAAACTTTAAGTTTGTAAGGTTACCGATTGATTCTGGTAAAGATGTTAAATTATTACCATACAAATTAAGAAACTGTAAGTTTTTAAGGTTACCGATTGATTCTGGTAAAGAACTCAAAATATTTCCACCCAAACTAAGTCTATTTAAATTTTCAAGGTCACCGAATGATTCTGGTAACGATTCTAATTCATTATAGTCCAAATAAAGTTCCGTTAAGTTTGTAAGTCTACCGATTTGTGATGGTAAAGAACTCAAAATATTTCCACTCAAATTAAGATTCGTTAATTTTTCAAGGTCACCGATTTGTGGTGGTAAAGATGTTAACGTATTATTATTATGGTTCAAAAAAAGTTCCTTTAAGTTTGTAAGTCTACCGATTTGTGATGGTAAAGATGTTAATCTATTACCATCCAAATGAAGTACTTCTAACTTTTTAAGGTCACAGATTGATTCTGGTAAAGATGTTAATCTATTACCATTCAAATGAAGTACTTCTAACTTTTTAAGGTCACCGATTGATTCTGGTAAAGATGTTAATTTATTATTACCCAAATAAAGTCTCTTTAAATTTGTAAGTTTACCGATTGATTCTGGTAAAGATGTTAAATTTTTATTACTCAAGTTACGAACTTCAATATTTAAACTATTGATACCGAGTGCCCTGAGAGAATTGGGGACGTTATTGTTATTACTCATATACCTTTACCCAATTTTTTTTGTTCCTCTATGGTAAGTAAGTAATATAGGATGTTACTCGTAATACTCCTCGTACTAATAAACGCGTTTTTGTTTATCAATACACGCGAACCCAAAAAACTCACAGAGGTTCGCGAAAAGTATAGAATACTCAGGGAACACATAGAAAAAACCAATAACGAAGATTTCAAAATGTTGTGTAAAGAAATTCCGATCACCGCTCACCACCGGTTAAACGGGTCTATTGGGTATAACGTGAATAAGGGTAACGATATAGGTATATGTATAGACGGTGAACCGAACGAAATATTTCACGTACTTTTACACGAACTCGCACACTGTACCGTCGACGAGTATTCACATAGTAAAGACTTTTGGGACAATTTTCATAAACTTCGCGAAATGTGTATCTCTCTAAACATATACCAAGAAATACCACAAAGAACCAAATTCTGTGGTAAACATGTTCAGGATAAATAAAATAATCTTTATTATTAATATATTAGTATGTCGTATTCAGCTCGTAAATCCGATGTTCTTTACTTAATAATACTTATGAATCTTACCGCATTTTCAACGAGTTTGCCCCTCTTTTTTAACGACGCGTGGGTAAACTTGTTTTTAACAACGCTCGTAACACCTTTCGTGTTTATGTTAATAGGGAGAGGTGGTGAATTTAGTCGTCTCGGACTCGATTATAAATTCTTTTTACTAACCATGTTCTTTACCCTAGGCTTAACCGCGGCTGTATTGGGTGGTTCTAAAAAAGTTAAATCGGATTACGAAAAGTATGGTAAAACTACAGAAAGTACAGGTATGGTTGCTGGACTTCGTGCAGTATTTCTAACACTTGGTATCGTGTTATCCTACATGTTACTAGGTGGTGAATCTATGTATTCATCCATGGTTGTTAATAACAACGTTTAATTAAATTACAAATATTTTTTAGCTATGAAAAAGGCTAAAGCGGCAACCAAACCGGTAGACGCTAAACCAACAGCACTTCTGTTCCCGTGGTCGTTAAGAAACGACGGTACGAAGTTTGCGAGTTTTTCTTGAACTGGCTTACTTATCGCTATCGCCGTACACGCAGCTACAACGAGAGCTTGAAACTGTTCATCCGTCAAATTGAATGGATTACTACCCGACTCACCTTGTTTTTGTTGCGTCATTTGTGGTTGTGGTTGTTGTTGTGCCATCATCATTGGCGCTTGCATTTGCATTTGCGTCATTCTTGGATCTTGTGCCATCATGGGTGGCTCGAGTGGAAGTTCCGTTTGACCCATTATATCTGAAATTGGAGTAGAGTCCATAGTCTGTTTATTTTCACTCATATTTTTTTCCATGATATTATTTTGCGGTGGTGGAGACGGTGGTGTGTTCGGTATAAAATTGGTGGACTGATTATTGTTTAAATTCACCATACCATCATTGGAATCAGATAAATTCATAGTATACACGTCGGTCATTAATTTAGTCACAGTTTTTTAGACTCGGTCACTGACGCATTCATCACCTGAGTGTAAAACATATCGTGGGTACATGCTCAAAAATGTGTTTAAAACCCTGGGTAAAACTTCCTTTTTTTCACGTTCGGGTATAGAATCGTTAAAATATATACGTTTCGAATCGTGGCATACATTTATGTACATGTAGTAACCACCACCTGATGAAAGTTCGTTAAATTTTTCGTATGGGTACACCATTCTTGAATTACATATTCGTCTGATAAAGTTCATTTATTTCTTTTTAGTAACTTTAAATGGTGTATTTTTTTTAACTGATTTAGGATCACCGACTTTCATGTTGCCGTGTTTTGGGTTAAACATCTTTTTATGGGTTTGCCAATACTGTGGAGCACCTACCTTGAAGTTTTTTCTAAGCGTCGCCTTGTACCAAAAAACACAATCCTCTATCCTGTTACTTTTGGATGTGTTATCTAAAACCAAACACTCGTAGTTCTCCGTACACGAATCCATAACCTTATTGAACATTTCGAAACTTGGAAAAATCCCAAAGAAATTTTTAAACAATTTTTCTCTGTTCTGAATAATATTTTCACGTAAAATGAAGACGTAATCAATGTTTGCCCTGAGTGCTGGTGGTAAATCCATACAGTATTGCATGGTAAGCATGAAAAATATCTTCCAGTGTCGCCCATTCATAAAACATTGGCGAATACACGTATCTTTCATAAACTTCGAGTCGTACATACAATCATCTAAAAGCAAAAAAGCACCACAATTTGTTTTACCGGCACCTACCAATCTTTTCTGTCTATCCATAACGCGTTCAATAGCTTCCCTATCGTAATCACCATAAATGAAAAGATCCGGTATATACTGTTGATAATAGTGATTACCTTCTTCAGTCGCAGATAAAACTATACCCGCAGGTAAATGTTTTTTGTGATACAGGATATCCGTAACGAGTGTCGATTTACCCGTGTTACGTTTACCAATAAAAACACACACCTTATCGTCAGCCATGTTTTCTGGTTTGAATTTTCTCAACTGAAGATTCATCTACTATATCGTGTCGTTTTATTTCATAAAATTTTACTCACATAGAGTAAGAATGGCTGGTCGTTTAAACCTCGCTGTTACGGGAGTCCAGGATCAATGGCTCACTGGCGAACCGGAATTTTCGTATTTCCTGATAAATTTTAAGAGACACACTAAATTTTCAATAGAAACCATAGAAACACCGTTCGATGGTGATATCGATTACGATACGGTAATGGAGTGTAACATTCCCAAAAACAAAGGGGATCTCATACGAAGTATGATGCTCAATTTTACTTTACCGAAACCAACAACAGAAAATAAAACGTTCGAAGTTACCCAATCTGGTTTAAAATACTATATAAATGGTGTTCAACAAGATACACTCACACTTTACGAAGGTTCTACGTATACATTTAACGTAAACACAGTTGGACATCCATTTTGGTTTTCGGAAACTCCTGATGGTAGAGATGGTGGTGTTATCCAAACACCTTATACAGATGGTGTTACAGGTTCGGGTGCAGAACAGAGTACTGTTACTTTTACCGTACCTAATAACGCACCATCGACTTTATATTATTACTGTGAAGTTCATTCTAATATGGGTGGTCAAATAAACATACGTGATATAAGGTATAATAAATCTATAGGATCAAGAATAATAGACTATGCCGATCTTTTGATTGGTGATCAGACCATAGAGCGTATTACGGGTGAATATATATACATGTATGACCAAATACACAGTAACAAAGACGACATAGACCAAACTCTTTACTTCTTAACGGGACACGATAATTATATAGCAGTTTCTTACGATTGGGATTACAAGGTATTTTTACCGTTTTATTTTTTTAGACACCCAAGTTTAGCTATACCCGTATGCGCTCTTACCAAACAGCGCGTCAAAGTACGCATAAAGTTTAAAAAGTTGAATGATGTGACTGTAACTTACAGAAGAGACACTAATACTATATCAAGTCCACCTTCCGATGTTTCTTCTTCTATTAAAAAGGTATCACTTGCCACAGATTTCTTTTTCGTCACGGAAGACGAAAAAAACTTTTTAATGTCTAGACCGATAGAATATGTCATTACACAACTCCAAATGTCCCAGTTTAAGTTTAAGGCGGGCGAATCTAAAAAAGCGGGTATGCTTAATTTCAAACACCCCGTAAAGGAAATGTTCTTCTTAGCAGTGAGTGATGACGTTCACAAACTCAATCCAATAAAACACGTTACCATGAAGTTTAATAACAATACAATAATAGACGCCGATAATTTAATGTTAAGTTACGAACAACCTTTGAAATATTATACGGGTGTTACCGAAAACAATTTCGGGGTATACAGTTTTTCACTAAACCCGGAGACGTATTATCCAACGGGTCAGGTTAACATGAGTAGAATAGCACACAATTTAATTGAAATTGAACTCGAATCACCCGATACGAACTACGAACACAAAGTATATGCATATGCCGTAAACTATAACGTGTTACGTATAAACAGCGGGCTCGGAGGTTTAAAATTTTAGTGGGTTATAATAGTAATGGCTGGTATTGTTCAGTTAGAAACATCGGGTCCACAGGACGCTTTTTTCACGGACGATCCAGAATACACGTACTTTATAAAGAACTTTCAAAAACACACGAACTTTGCACCTTTCTTTGTTGATTTAGATGTCGATGGCGAAATAGAGTTTGGTAATACCATAAAGTGTACCATTCCTCAAGACCAAGGTGACCTTTTAAAAACCGTGAGTTTGAAAGTTGAATTAAGTGCTATAGATCAAAATTTAAAATCCGGATACGACGGGTTTGGTTATGTGGAATCGATAGGTCACGCCATGATTGAATACGTCGAACTCGTCATAGGTGGTGAAGTTATACAACGTGTTCCGAGCGATTTCTTAGCGATTTATTCAGATAACTACGTCACACAGACGAAACAACATAATTTAGCCAAACTCGTCGGTAAACCACCCCTCGAATTTTCGGGTACACCCGTTGTAAATAACTCTATTTTGGGATACCTCGGGTACGCAACCTCCGATACCAAATATTTTGTCGATATACCGTTTTACTTTTATAATAACCCCGAACTTGCTATTCCATTATGCGCCATAAGTAAACAAGAAATTGAAGTCGTTATAAAACTGAGAGACGCGAAAGACTGTATATACGGTATAGACACAACATACTATCTATCTACTTATACCAATGAGTCTCCAAAAGGTCTCATAAAAAGTATAAAACTAACCACTGAAATGGTTTCGTTAGATGAAGAGGAAAAACAGAAGTTAAGTAATCAAAGAATAAATTATATAATTACACAAATACAGGAAAGTAAAAATATAGTACCAATAAGTGCAAATATAGACAATTACATAGATGTTACTCACAGACTCCAATTTAAAAATCCCATAAAAGAACTTTTTTTTATAGTACAAAGATTAAGAAAAGTTCCAGATGGTCATTTTGTATCTAATTTTGATTATGATTCGTCATTTCAATTGTATAATAGTGAATATACCAATTATGAACACTTGAAAAGTTTGGAACTCATACTCGACGATTCGGTCATATTGAATGAAAAAACGGGTAGTGTTGTTAATTTACGCGCGGTACAAAGTGGTATACACCACACGCGAACACAACTATTCAGAAGATACTACTCGTATAGTTTCGCACTCGAACCAGAACGGTGGTACCCCACGGGTCAAAGAAACTTTAGTTTAGTTAAAGATCAAATAGTAAAAATGAAAATAACACCCGATACATATGCACAAAGGGAACTTAGAGTTTTGGCGCATAGTTATAATATACTCCGTGTAGAAAACGGTATTGCTAAAACACTGTTTAACGTATAATATAATGAATCAACAAGAAAAAGACGCAGAACAAACCATCACAGAAAACATTCAAAACATGGTTTTGGATATCATGTTACCAGTTATAGAGAAATCGGTATTATTTGCAGCCGAATACGCTAAGGCGTGTGGACGCGATACAGTTTTACCAGAAGATATGGAATACTCCATGAAGTATTGTGTCATGCACGAAGTCGGAAAACACACGGGGTCCATGTTCCCGGAAATTTACGACGACGAAGACGAAGACGAAGACGAAGATGACGACGAGGACGAGGACGAGGTTTTTGTAGACGATACGGATGTAACCTTTACGAGGTACACAGGAAGGGAATACAAATTCGTTAAAATGAACATGGCGTACGATAATTGGAGTACGTGGCAACCAAAAAACCCGTCAGAACAGCTTTTAAAAAATGCTATAGATAATAATGAATACTCAAACTCCGAGTGGATGGACGACGAGTCGTGAATATTTCAAATTATCCGACGAAGATAGTCAAGATGATTCGGACTCAGACTCGGAATCGGAATCGGAATCGGAATCGGAATCTTCAGAGTCAGAATACGAAGGTGGTAACCCGAAAATGTTAAAAGGGTACCTTAAAAATACGAAAAAGTATAAAAAAATTTTATTCGAGGACGATTTGTTCCCAGAATAAAATCTGTTTCTATAGTATAAAAAATGTCTACCGCAGCCGAAACTGTTACGCTCGTTACTCGTGAACTCGAAACGCAATCCCTCAACGCGATCGTCGCGGGTTTTTCCTTCGCCGCCGCTTTGTCTTGGATGGACCTGGTCAGGTGGTTGGTTAACCAAATCGTCAAGGTCAACAAGAACGGTGGTATGAACTACACGCTTACCGCTTTGCTCACGACGCTCCTTTCCATCGTCGTATACATCGTCGTTTCCAGATTGTCGACGCGTGTCCAAAAGCCAGGTCAACCAATCTTCGCGGTTACTCGATAAGTCTCGCTTGTTTTTTAGTAACAAGTAGTAAGAATAGTCCAGTGGCGACTATTACAAATATAGATATAACACCATCCCATCTACGCGGATCCTCCAGTTCGGGGATACTCATAGGTGGTGGTAGAGACCATTCTCTACTCACACTAGACAGGTTTTCGAGTTTATCAGTAGAACACGTTATAGCTAATTTTAAAACGTGGTTCGCGTTTCTAAACTCGTATGGTATTAACCGGTTATTACTACTATAATAAAATTGTACCCTTAAACTCGATATCGTTTTTTGCGATCCGGAATCGAAATTGTGTTCTACGGCATCGTCCGCCCCTGAATAGTTAATCACGTCACCACACAAAAGTATACGTCCGGTATAAAATGGTGATTCCGAAAAAACCGTTTTTGTAAATTCGTCCGAACCGCTACTCAGTTTCACTATAATTGCATCTGCACCTTGTAAATTAATACTCCCCGTTTCTAAAGTGTAAGGTGATGAGGTTGTAGACGAAACGTTACTTGCCGGTAAACCTAAAATATCGTGTGGTGTCGTGTACCCGTTCGTTCCCGTAGCGTACCCGTTCGTACCCCCATAAAACTCAAACGTGAAAGGTGCACTACCCGTAAACGTTATAGCATTCGTTTCCTTATCGAAAGAAGCACTCGTAATATCACTAGAGGCTGTTACAATCGCCTGTGCTAAATCCGACCCGCTATAGTTTCCGTTAGGTATAGTGACAGTACTACCATTTATATCGAACTGATTATTTCTATCGTGTATGAGATACTGACTATTGTGTATTCGTGCTGATATAAGCGAAATCTTCGACACGTCGTATATAGGGTTTTTTAGGTGTACTACATAATCACCTGGGTTTGGGTACAATGTGGGATCACGTTCACCACTATCTATATCTAAGGTGTGTACCTTCATTAAAATATATGAACAATATTTTAATGAGTGTATTTACTTATTTGTTTAACTAATTAGGAAAGGTTGTGTGATAATGGATTATTCATGAGTTGACGTTTCGCCATGTCTAAACTATTTGGAGACGCGTTTGGATTCATGTTACCTTTGTATGCGTTGAACTGGTTATAATCGTTTCGTCTATACTGTTGTGTCCAAGCCCCATCCGCTGAGTTCACTCTACCGTCTATTCGAGTCGTATCCGAACGAACACTCGTAACCATACCACCTTGGTTAAGTGGATCGGCACGTACATTCATTCTACCGGCACACCCGGCTCTATCGGCTTTACCTCTTTTATATCCCGGTCTAAAACCATATTTCATGAGTTCTTCTACCGTGTATGGTGTATCACACGTTCTCTTCTCACCTATCTTAGTTGCTGGTGCACTCAAATACCCACCAACAAAACTACTAATACCTGGTGCGGGTTGATTATTGTACTGGTACTGTTCCGTGTTTCCATCCTTCTTGTTTCTCGTTGGTTCCTGGGCACGTGTGAGTGCCGAAACCGTTCTCTTTGCACTCGCATACGACAAACCGTCCGTACGCAAACCGGTTTCCGATCTGTTCGTCGTTCTCTTCGTACGTTCGTGTTCGCCTCTTGGTGCTCTACCACTCATACCTTGCGCTCTACCTGGTACTGGTGGAAGTCGACCTTGCAAAAACGCCGTTTTCTCTGGTCTGTTTTGGGCAACTTCACCTACAATACCTCTTCTACCACCCTTCGAATCGTAAGCGGGACCACTTCGCCCTGGTAAAGTTGTGAGACGGTATGCACCCACATTTTCTGGGTTAACTCTGAAAAGCTGTTGATAACCACCGACCGAGGGTACGTCCGCGGAAACACCCAAACCTGGACCAACGTTTTGTCTTTCTATCGGGGAAAGGTTATTCATGATGCCTCCGTCATACATCATTCTATTTCTCATTGCAAGTACTTCTGCGCCCGAAGATCTCTGTTGCGGAGCAACTTCTGCAAAAGAAGCAACTTCTTCTTTAGACGTGTATGTAGGTTCAACAAGCGGCGAAACTGGTCCTAGAAACGAATCGTTTATAACAACATCCCTATCAAATTCCGGTTTTAAAACGACATCTTCTTCTATGGACTTACCTTCAATCGCGTACGTTTCTTCTGGTTTACTCAGTTTACGACCAGCATAAACAAGACCTGCTATAGCCAATATAGATATGGGATCAGCCATTCTTATTTCTTACTAACATTTTTATCGAGGTATCTTTTCTGAAACAAACCGTTTTGGAGTTCGGCTCTCGTACTCGAAGGTTCGTAAGACATGGTTCTGAGTGGAACTTTACACTCGACGTTTTGTAAAGGGTGGAAACTCCTTTCGTAGGTTTTCGCCAATACCTTGTTAAAGCGTGTAGTCGATTGTGGTCGAAGAGCATCGCTCGTCTCTATAAATTGTGCTGGAGAACCTTTACCAGCCATGTAAGGTGCGGTTCCATAGAGCATGGTGTTTGGACGAGAAGAGCCGTAATTAAGAGTACTGGGCTGAGGATACGCGAACACTTCTTCGGTTGCGCATACGGTTGGAACAGCCTTATCTTGAACGATTTTTAATCCTGGTTGGAGTTGATACGCCATTTACTATTACTTAAGATTTTGTTTAAGCAAATCGAGTACCTACTTTTAAGACATCTAAAATATAAAATTGAGATTACACTGATCTACTGGCTGTTATTCTCGCATCACCGTTTGGTGCTAAACCCGCGAACGCTTCGAGTTGTACACCTCTTGCATCTGGATCACACAATCTGGGGTCTTGTCTACACGTATCTTTTCGGGAACCGTGTATAAACTCGTAAGGAGAATCATTTCCCAAAGACGTGTTTGGCATGGTTACGAACTGTCTCGATAAAGAGTTTCTTTGGTATTCTGGTAAAGAGGAACGCGAACGAGATGGTCCGTACATAACACCGTTCGTTGTTAAATCATTAGTTTGCTTTTTAACCGTCGGGTAGTAACACGCACTTGGTCTATCTGGTCTATCGTTAAAATCACTCAAAAGAACATTACCCATTGGGTTCTCCACTGTGGGTTGTTGACACTGTCCTGTTGTACCTAATTGATTTTGAGTTGGTCTAGCGAGTGCTTCTCTTACCATATCCGTTCTCTCCATAGCATAAAGAACACCTAAAGCCGTACCGCCTAAAATAAAAATTCTAAAGTCTCTATTTATGATATAAATTATACACGTTGCGTAAATTATAAATCTTGAAGCCGCATTTATACGTTGTTCTGGAGCGAGTGTATTTGAAGGCCAGAACTCTAAAACTTTATCCGAACGAATGAGTTGTTTTGGATCTTCGAACCAAGAAGCCATTTATATATAGTGAGTTTATTTTTTGTTGCCTCCAAGCATACCCCCCAACATGCCTTGCATGGTTTTCATGAGAGCGGCTTCGTCTAATTCGGAACCATCTGCGCCCAGCTTATCGGCACACTGCTTAGCAACACTCTCAATCATGGAGAGTGTATCTTCTGGAATAGACTTGATAGTTGTACCCAACATGTAAAGGGTCTGGACGTATTGCCAAATCGCATTCTTGGTGTTTTCGGAACACGAATCCCAGTGTTTTTCCAAGTTGATATCTTTCATGAAATCGAGATTCTTAGATTCGTTTATGAAAAACGTATCGTCTTTCGCCGAAATCTTATCTGCGTACGGTGTAACGCTTGCCATGAAACCATCTACCACGAGTTTCGGGTTTGTATCTTTCATGAGTTCAAAAGCGGAGATGCACTTTTTCAAGCCTTTTTCTTCTGGAAAAGTTTTGTGTAGTTCCATAAGAAATTGACCCATCATTTCAGTGAACGCGGATACGGAAGTCATTTTGTACTGTATATAGTTACAATATCTTTAAGTTAAGTAAAGAAAATTAAAACGGTTCAGTTGATATAGATTCACGTTTACCGAGACCGTTCGTGACTATAAAAAAAACTAAAATCCCAACGAGTGCCGCTGGTTTAGTATATGCACTCAATGGTAACTTACCTTCATTATTTATTTTTGCTTTAAAGTGAATGTATCCTGCTGTAATAAGACCGGCTACGATCGCGGCAGACATTGGATCTCTCAAATAGTCTTCAAACTCCATTTAATATAATTGAGGTTTTTTTCTTTGGGTTTCGGGTGCATCCGAAAACAAAACGTCTTCTTCTTCTTTTGGTATTGGTCTTCCTGTATTTATTGTTTTGAATTCATTATCCACGAACGAAGGTCTGGGTTCTGGTTCCATCGTAGGTTCTGGTTCCGACATGGGTTCTGGTTCCGACATGGGTTCTGGTTCCGACATGGGTTCTGGTTCCGACATGGGTTCTGGTTCCATTCCTTGATCAAAACCGTCACTTTCTATTTCCTCTTGGTTTCCTTCGTTTACCTCCGGGTCTTCAAAATCACCAACTTCGGCTTCACCCAAATCAAGGTCTTGACCTTCTTGTTGTTGGGACATATACGTTTGTAAGATTTGTTGTACGGGTATGAGTTCTTTTACAGCAGATTCTATGCACGCGGAAAAACGTTCAAACAACTTATCGTTTCTCGCGTTTTCGTTTTGTGAGTCGTGGTATATGTAAGGATCGTTATAAAGATTCTCGGCGGCTTTGTTATAACACATTTGAATGAACACTTCATTCGTTGGTAACTTGAGTGATATTTTCTTGTTATCCTTACTTAAACGAACCGCGGACAAAATCTTAACACAACTCACAAAAACAGCCGCGATGAGATCGTTAAACCAAGCGCACCTATTTGCAATGTTATCACTGTGTGATTTAGATTGCGCGTCACTCCAGTTTGGAACTTCTTTCAAAAGTTTTTGAAACATTATCAAAACCTTTCTCCCCTTGGAAAGATTATAAGCTTCTTTGTACATTTCTTCGTAAACCTCTATCATAACCGGACACATGAGTATACATAATTGACCAAGGTATTCACGCTTAGCTTCTACTAATATGTTAAGGTTATCCATTTATGATAAAGCGGAATTTTTTTATGAACTAATTATCGCGTTGTCCTGTACTTATTTGCAGTTTTTTTCAAATTCACGAGTGTTGGAAAATCACCGAGTTCTTCGTTTACACTTTTATCCTCGGTCTTTTTCGTTTTTTTGGGGCGCCACGATATACATAGTTCGTATTCACCAACGCGCTGAACCATGAAACCACCTATCTCGTATTGTCTGACGATGTACTGTAACGCTTTGTGTCTTTCAAAGTGCGGAAACCCCATGACAAAAGAAGGTATTTGAACAAAAACGTGTTTGTGACCTAATTCAACCGATTGTCGTATTTTCTTAGTGATCTGTTCGTATATTTTAACGTACGTCTCTTTTCTGAGTTTGTTACGTTTTTCAGTTATACGAGATATCTCATCAATACTGATCATACAATAAAACGAAATTATTTTTTCAGAATTTAAACTCGGATCTAATTCTTGTATTTTATGTATAAACCATTCTTATACTTTTCCCATGAATTATCATCTCTGACATTAGCTTGAATTCGTACTATTAAATTTTCCATTTCAGTTTTGTTTAGAAATTTTTCACCTGTATTTCTAATGATATCCATTATACAATGGAAAATGTATTCGTCACTTGGTTCTAAAACATGTTTTGTAAAACAGGTTTCAGTAACACTCTGTTCAGTACTAACTTTATCAACAACAGATTTATTAAAACGTTGTACTCTTTCTATTTCAGGTGTTTCAATACCCCTTATCATATCCAATTTAACGGTTTCTCCAAACAACTTGTAAACCGTGTTAAGTTTACCATCCCATTTTTTTATAGATACATGTTCTTTACCTTTGGAACGGTTAAAATGTTTTTTTAATAATTGTCTCAAAGCTGGCTGTTTATAATTACAAGACACTAACAATATATAACAAGGTTTATATTTTGTATTAGAATTATTACATGTAATTCTAACAGTTTTAAAAAATCGTTCACTCGAAAATACTTTTATTATTTTTTCATCGTAACCGTTTAAACCTTGTATTCTTATTTCGTAATTCATATATAGTTGTCCTGTATAATATTTTTTTTACAAAAACGCGCTTTTTTTACTTTTTTGGAATAAGTAAAAACCACTATTTTTAACCCCTAAAATAAGACTATTAAAAGTGAAAAATAAAGGGGTGTCTATCTTTTTATGTATAGTTTTGGTTTGGGTTGCGATTTTACTTTTAAAAAAAAAGAATTTTAATTGTTATATTTTTTACGATCCTTATGACTTTTTTTATTTTGAACCGTGTGTGTTATATTTTATACTGTATATATTGTATAAGGTTTCACGGATGCGTTAGTATATAGTATAAAAATATTAATTATTAGTTATAATTTTTTTTGAAAGAAAGTTTTTTTTTTCGAACGTGTATAGGGCGTATAAATTTCGAAGTTTTTTTTCGAAATTTTTTTATAAAAATGTGCTTTTTTTACTTTTTTGGGATAAGTAAAAACCACTATTTTTAACCCCTAAAATAAGACTATTAAAAGTGAAAAATAAAGGGGTGTCTATCTTTTTATGTATAGTTTCGGTTTGGGTTGCGATTTTACTTTAAAAAAAAAAGAAATTTAATTGTTATATTTTTTACGATCCTTATGACTTTTTTTATTTTGAACCGTGTGTGTTATATTTTATACTGTATATATTGTATAAGGTTTCACGGATGCGTTAGTATATAGTATAAAAATATTAATTATTAGTTATAATTTTTTTTGAAAGAAAGTTTTTTTTTTCGAACGTGTATAGGGCGTATAAATTTCGAAGTTTTTTTT